GGCCGCATCCTGACTCAACGAGAGATTGGCGGTAATAGCTGCAGCAGGTGTAGCGTCATACACATCCTGGGAGAAGTTGTAGCCGCTTCCTTCGGCATGAGCATCAGTATTGCCCCAAGAGAAATAATGGCCATAGCCCTCTGGCGCATTGGCACCGATGTTACACTTGGCCCACAATAGACCGCTGGGCAGACCCATATCTACCAATTCGCCAACAGCACGACCGTAAGACTCACGGCTTACGATATTCCAGTTCGTACCATCGTACTGCAACATGGCTACGGTCTTACTGTTGATGTCACCTGCTTTGACGGCGGCACCATGCAGGAAGATAGGCTTTGCGCCTGTGCTACTGACATTCAGCGTACATGCGCCTACAGTGAAGCCGTTGTTGAACAATACACTCACCATGGCGTTTTTGAGCAGCACGAAGTCGCTAATGCTGACAGTCTTTGCGGCGGTACCTGCTGCTGTTGAGCAGACAGCATAGCCTGTTCCAAGTCTGGCGGCATCACCAATGGCTCCAGTGATAGCCTGAACGCTCATACGTCGGATGCTTCCACCAACTTCAACCAAAATCTTGTCATTACTGGTAAGGGAGCCGCTGGCGGCAGGAGCCTCACCCAAATTCTTCATTTCTGGCATAATTCTAATGTATTAAATAAATAATGATTATTCAAAGAGGCAACTGTGCCCTGCGTTTCTACGCAGGGACTCACAGCTACTCAGTCCAAGCAACATCGGCAGTCACCTCGACATCATACATCTCACCGTTACGGTCGGTATGTGTCGTGCTTACAGTGATTGTGTCGGTACTGCTGCTGGCAAGAGCAGTCCAGTTCTGCACGTTCATCACTTTCAGACTCCACGTAGGATTCTTGCCGGTCAGCGAATACTCGCTGTTGTCACTCATCTTCACCACGTAGGCCTGAACGGTAACAGGATTGCCGTCGCTGACCTCGGTGTTGGCACTGGTGATACGCAACTGAACGTCAAACTGGTCGCCTGCGTCGGTCAGCTTCACAGAGGCTTTGGCCACTGGCTGGGCATTGGCATTAACGCCGGGGTCTTCCAGATAGAAGTAGGCGGTCAGCATGGCCATGCCGCTGATGTCGGCACGAGTGATACTCTTCGTGGCCTGATAGAACGGCGAGTGACTGGTGGCCTTCACGGCATTACCAATGAAGCCGCTCTCGTTGTTCAGCACCTTGATCCAGAAATTCTGAACGTCGGCGGCACCCAAATGCAACTCACCGCGAACGGTGGTGCTCGGCGAATCAAGAGTCAACAGCTGACTGTCGGCAACCAGCGTAGCGTAGTAGCTCGAAGAGCCCCCCTTCACAATCTCAATCGTCAGCACTTGGCTCATGTCATAGCCTACATTGTCTACGACGGCCTTACACTCAAAGCGCAACTCGTCATTCCAAGTGTTCGTGGCCGAAGCAAGGTTCTTGATGATACGGATTTCACCAGTAGTTGGAATCCAGGCAAAAGCACCATTATGATTGCTGCTCACATAATAGGTCTTGCTGTCGGCCTCGTAGGTCGTACTGCCCCAAGCGATAAGCGAGTCATTGTAGTACCACTTCGCATCATCCATCACAACGGTCTTACCCTTGGCACTACGCATCACAGGGGTACGGGTGGGCTGGTTGGAGGCGGTGTTCCAGTTGGGACTCACGCTACCAAGACCTGTTGGGTTGTAGCCCTGCCACAAGGCAATGCCGTTGGTGTTCATCGACAGGTTGATAACATCACCTGTTCGCAGGCGTCGCACGGTTATGCTTCCCTGCGCAGAAAAATTCATTGCTCCCATATAATCTCATTGTTAGAGGTTTTCAACCTGATACTATCCAGCGACTCGGGATAACCGCCAAGATACGTGCAGCGGTCTTCCATACTGCCATTCAAAAGCTGGTTCTGCATCACTTCTTTCTCATTCAGCAGCACCTTATTGTCTGCTGTCACCTTATGGCCGTCAAGTTTGAACTCAGCGGCCACGGCGCGCGTCTTGTCTATCAACGTATATCTCATAGCCCTGTTCTCCTTAGTTAAAGATGAATGGCACATTGTTCTCGTCACAATAGACCTTACCACCATCGGAAGCACTCTCCTTGGCGATAAGATGCTTACCTTTTACCTCACTCTCTATCCACTGGTCAATCTCAGCGGTAGTGTAGTCCAGACCAAGGCCTGCCTGACCAAGATTGTACTCGGTGGTCTCGCCCTCGTTCTGCGTATTGACGGTGTTACTGCCTACGGCCTGCGTCTTCCACAGAATCTTGATGGCACAAGCGGGATGGTCGAGGACATTACCCTCATAACGGCCTTGCAGAACGTCAATACGGTTCACGTCAGAAGGAGCGACACCTGCAGCATTGACAGGGGTGAGCTGATAGTCACCGTTATGACGCTTCATGCCAAACGACTGTCTTGCCACCTCGGTAGTGCCGTGCTTGGCGATAAGCACATACTCTTCCTTCTCTATCAGGCGAAGGTCGATATTCAGTTGTGTCAGCGACATAGAGATAACCTCGTTCAGGTCCGACGTACTGATCTGCGTCAGAGCGCCAGTGCTGGCGTTCACGCGATACAACTCCAAGGTGTAGCCGCTGTTCTGCAACGTAGTGCCTCGGCGCACCTCAATGGGGATAGCCTGTCTGTAGCTGGTATCATCGTCGGCAGCTTCTTCGGCAGCATCGGTATGGACTATCTGACCGTGGGCTACCATGTAGTGATACAGGTGCAGTTGGTCTCTGATGGGGTCGTACTCCAAGGCTGGGTCAACACAGATGCTTAGGCTCCACTGGTCTTTGCTTTTGTCAGTAGTTCTAAGAACGATAGGGCCTGCGGTAACAGGAATGTTCAGGTTGGTACGCGGGTCGTTGATGACACCCTCGAAGGTCAGCTCACAACGCTCACCGACAGGGATGTTCTTATACACCGTCAACGTACCTTTCAGCGAGTCATTGGTGTTCCTGATGGCGTAGCAGTCAGTCCATGCCTGAATGGTGGTGATGTCAACGCCGTTCACATACCACTTCATGTTGGCAAGGAACTGGTTGCCTCTGGCATTGACCATACTACCGTCATCGGCATTCAGCTCAATGATGGGGCGAACCATACAGGGGCTACCAACACCGCTCGACGTGCCGCCACGGTCTGGCTCGTAGCTCTGAGTCTCTGCGTCATAGACCTGCGTGAACGGGCTGCTGCTGCCAGTATGGCAAATCATGGAAGTCGCCACAGTCAGCGGCGAAAAGGTTCTTCTCAGTCTTCTTTTTTCTGTCTTCATATCTCGTAACTATTAATAGTTTTTCGTTCTCTCTCAGCCACAGTTCCCGTAGCGTAAGCTGCGGGCCTATACCTATACCTCCACCTGCGCCTGCGCAATGACGGTGTTGTTCTTCTTCGCCTTGATGATGAAGATGGTAGGCACATCGTCGCCAAGGTCATTAGTAGAGGCATTGTTAGTGTAGCGAAGGGTAAAGGTGCCATCGAAAGCCTGGGCGCGCTGGGTGGCGTTCCAAACAGCATCTTCGGCAGCATCACCGCTGTCACGCTCTATAGTCCAGTCATCAACCTTGTCGGTCACGTCTTCCTCACCGTAGTACACGGTGCAAGTCAGCTCGTTCTCTTCGCCAATATCCATGAAGTCGCCAAGGCTCAACTGCAAGTCCATCTTCACGACATTGCCGCTGATGGGAGTCCAGTCGTCGCAGTCGAAGGCTGGCTCTTCATCGGTCTCGTCTTCAAGACACTCCCACAGGATGCCGTAGTTATACACCCTACTGGTTTCGAGGTCGTCCTTCCACTCCTTCAACATCTTCTTCCACAGGTCCAAGTCGCTCAACGAAGCATTGGCAGGTGAAAGGCGCTCCGTCAGCCACATGGCCTTGCTGAAACTCTCGAAGTGATAGGGGTCGCTGATGGTGTCACCCTGAACATACGTCCCTTCCCAAGTGCGCACATGCTTCAACTCATTGGCCTGCTTCTCGGTCATCCTGCCAGCAGTAACCTCGATAGTGAGGCTTGCGTCACTCAGCGTTCCGTCATGCTCGTACTCACCGCCTACACCGTTATAGGTGGCAGTAGGAGAGCTGTTCCAGATACCTCGGTCAACCTTCACCACGGCACAGGGATAGTAGATGTGGTGCTGGTGCTCGTAGAAGATGGTGTTCACATACAGACTCGGCATCTTCTTGTCTCGGGTGCTGGGAAGAATACCGGCATCGTCAAGAATCGTCGGCAAGATACCAAGGCACAGGGCGTAGTTGTCGGTTCTTAACTTGGGCTGGTCAACATTCCAGTAGTAGGTGATGCGCTTGTCGGAGGTGCTCAGCTCCCACAGGCCCTGTCTGTCGGGGTCGGTGGTATTACCACGCTTGGCAACGGTCATCATCGGCTGTGGGGCGAAATTCTGATTACCAGGAACCATGTTGTCCTCCCATAGCTGCACCGTCACCTCGTCTGGCTCCATGCCGTCATTCAGCGTCACACCGCCTTCAACGACGCGCATCCATGAGGTATAGTACATATAACTGCCACCGCTCTCCTGCAGGTCATCAACCTTGCCGTAGAGGATGTCATATTCACCGAAGCTGGTGTGTCTGCCCTCTTTCTCCTTGTGAATCTTTAACGTGTATGTACCGTCGCCATTATCCACAACATCCTCGATATCGCCACCACCACTGAAGAGGTAGTCTTGCTCCATCACTTGGATCATGTTGTAGATAAGTTTGGCAACACGCATCCAACCGCGCACGTCCAAGCCGTCGGTGGCGATAACGCCTGTCTCGGCATCCATGTAGATACCTGTGCCGTTCATGTCTGGAGAACCGCCAAGACTCTTCAAGATGCTGGTGAAGATGATGTCGGTGGCGGTCATGCGCTGTTCAATAGTCAAGTTACCAAGAACCTTTTGAATGACCCTCAAGTTCATGAAGTCACCAAGGCCGTTAGTCAGGATGGCAGCACCGTTATCATCGACACCTGCCACGTTTCGAGCGTAGGTACCGAACTCAGCAATGGCCTGCGACAACAGACCTTTCGCGAAGGTAATCTTACCTTGCGCCACATCATCGACAACCTTACTCAGCTTGTCTTTCAACTGACGGGCGATACTCTCGAAACTGGCTGTGAAGTCGGCATTGGCTTCGTGAATCTTCACCTCAACCTTCTCCATCAGCGTAGCCTCAACATCATCATTGAGCTGTATCTCGTACTGAGGGATGCAATAGTCATTATCGCCTCCTTCGCCCTCCTTGATGACCAACTGACTGATGGTGACTGCTGCTTCCTGTATGCCAAGTTCGGTATCAGAGAACATCAGCTTCATGCCCTCGGTCAGACTGTCGCTCAAATCGGGATGCTCAGCCATGAAGATATTGTCTATCTCTGGTTGGTAGGTGTACTTCTCGTGGTCGTTCTCACTCAACCATTGCTGGGCAGCGGCCAGAAGCCGTTGCTCTGCGGCTTCTACATACACGTCGGGCATCGAGATACCACTCAGAATAAAGTAGTCGCCAGCCTGCACTTGGAAGGTGCGGTTCGGGTAGTACATATTGATAGCGCTGTCATAGACACGCTGTAACGTCAGCTCATAGCCTGCGCTGACCCACTGAGGGTCTTTCTGCTTCACACTCAGTATCTCGAACTTGCCGTGGTCGCTCATACACATACCACTGGTCATTTCGATATACGGTGTCTCGCCATTGATGCGCTGGTCCCAGATATTGAAGCCTACATTGGGAATAGTGATTTTGAACGAGGTGGTTATGGCCACGCCGTCGGTATCATGAGAACCGTCTTCGTAAGTGCCGTCATCGCTGACACCGTTATCCTGAATGGTGGAACCTTCCACGACTCTATCCAAGGCACCGCTGTTGTCGTAGCTCACCGTGCCATAGAAGCCGTCAAGACCCTGCAGCTGTGAGGCATTCATGCCTACCAGCGAAGGATAAATCTCTTCCCACTCTTCATCGCTGCCGTCAAAGAACTTCTCACCGTCCTTCTCGCCGTAGGTGGAGCTGTTTTCACTGGTGATATAAGCATCCCAAGGATGGGTGCTCCAGACAGAGTAAGGAAGCATCAGCTTGGGCATGTACTTGCTCTCCAGTATGCTCCTGCCTTGCTTGAACATTTCAGGATGCAGTTCTGGGTCAAACAACTCAGGATGCTTGCGCTTATAGTACTCATTATAGAAGCGATAGGGGATATTACGCTCAGAACCGTAGGCGCGCAACTTCGTCACAATCTTCTGCTCAGTGTTCACCGTCTGCGTCAGCATCTTCAAGCCGTGACCCTTGCCATAGATGAAGGTATGGTCGGCGGTTGTCTGACGAGCGCCAAGGGTGATAATCCTGTTACGGATGGTGAAGTTGACCTTGAAGATATTGTTGAACTGAGCCATCGCGTTCCATACGCTCGTTCCGGCACTGACAGAGAAGTTCTGGTCTTTCTTGATGCTGGCATCCTGACCATACTGAACCTTCCATACGTTCTTGCCGTACTTGTTATCCAAGCAGGCCTGAACACGATTACCGAAGTCCTGAACCTTCGACACGTAGAAGTCGAAGACGCTCAGACCTGTGTAGTGAATGAGGTTGTCATCCTGCACGTAGTCGGTAAACTGACAGTCTTCCAACTCGCCGTTGGTGCTCTTGAACTTAATGCTGTCATAGACAATGGCTGTGCCAGTGGCACCACTCCTTGCCTGACGCTTCACGGCAGGGATATAGTTCAAGACAAAGGTATCACCGCGATAGACGATAATATCACCTATCTCGAAGTTCACAGGGTATGGCGACTGAACAGTGACAGAGAGGTAACGGTCTGCCATATACTGACCGTTATACTCCAACTTACGAACAACGGCCTTGACCGTCGTACCAGTCTTATCGTATATATTCCACTCTCTTGCCATCGTTTACTGTTGCTCTATTTCTGAACCGTTCTCACTCTCTCCTGCTACCTGTATGGGGGCGCGCGACTCAGCAGAGAGTTTATTATGAACCCAATCTGGGAATACGCGCGTTCGTGGGTCGGTAACCTTCAACTTCACTTTGCACACCAACACCTCGCCTTGCTGGGTCTTGATATACTCTGGCTCATTCGAGATACTTACCAGTCTCACCTTCTGACGGCCTATGCCATTCCATTCGGAATAGAACATCAGCCATACGCCTGTGCCGTCACGACCTGTCAGATACTCACGGAAGGTATCTAAGGCGGCTTGCGCCTCGCCCATACGGTTATTGATACCATAAGGGCCATTGGAACCGCGCCAACGGAAGCCAAACTGCAACTCAATGTCGTAGGCACTCAATGGCAGACCGTCGATCGGGCAATACTCTTCCACACCGTCATCGCCTGGCCATTCGTTGGTAGGCAGCTTCTTCACCTCACCACCTGCGGCGAAAGGAAGACTCATGCACCACCACCTGAAAGCGCTGACAGTCTCTTTCAAGTCGTATTCCACACTCTGACCGCCTGCGGTCGTCGTCGGCATCTTCTGTATGTAAAACTTCTCGTATCTCATCCTGAAAACACTCTTTTTGTTCCGTATGTTGCGATATTATCGCAACAATCCCTTGCAAATTTAGCGAATAATGACTGCATAAATATGCACTCCACCGAAAAATTAAGCTTTTTAACTTTTTGCCACCGTTCCCAAGGCATCAGCCTTGTGCCTGCTCTCGCTCACGATAGGCCACTCTTCCCGACATTCTCACCTTACCGCCATGATGATAAATGAATATTCTTGCATCATCAATGGCCTCGGCATCTATCTCTACATCGTCGTAAGTGGTCACACGGACAATGGATTTTCCAGCAGCTACAATGCGCAACTTTCCTTGGTGCCTCACATAGATGTCCTTCGAGTCAAAACCGCCAAATTCAAGCGTCCCTTCGTTCTTGCCAAGGAACACCAAAACGCTCGGTTCTGTTTGTTGCGATGTTATCGCAACCTCTTCATCAATAAACACGCCCCACCGTCTGCGAAACTCTGGCTCAAAATTCTTCTTGATAAACTCAGGACTCGGCCAGTTATGCTTCGTCGCAAAGTCAATACCGCGAATGAACTTCTCAGCCAGTTCGTCACGAGTGGAGTTGTCTCGCCATTCTCCTTGCCACTGCTGACAAAGCCCAAGGGAGATTGCCTCTCCCTTAAGCCTGTCACTCAGCGTCTTCTTCTTGAATAATTCCTTAAACATAATCATCCTTTCTTTTAGCCACCGTGCCCTGCGGAGAACCGCAGGGTTAGGCGTAAATCTTAACACTCAGTTTCTTCACACCTGTCATCAGCTGGTCTAACTTCTGATTCATCTTGTCAACACCGTCGGCACCACGGGCAACCTCCTTGCGAATCTCTTCCAACTTAGCCAACTGGGCGCCAAAACTCTTCGACATATCGGGAAGAACTTGATCCATCAGCCTGCGAAGGTCCTGAACATGGATGCTCAAATCGGCGCGCATGGCATTGATGTAACTCAGCAGGAGGTTAGTCTGGTCTTCGGTGATGCTCTTGATGGCGCTCTGACCGCTACTCTCTTCGGTGTTTTTAAGAGTCTCGCCGTGCTGGTTGGCAATCTTCTCCAAACCGTCCAGATAAGCATTGGTCATTTCAGCGGCCTTGTCGGCATCGTCGTACATACGTGCCAGTATCTCCATACCCCTCTCGTCGAGAACACCGTTGTTATCCTCGAAGTACTTCATGAACTCTTCCATGTTCTTCTCCAATAGTGGTTCGAGATACTTCTGCATGATGACCTTCGTACCAACCTCCTTCAAGATAGAGGTGATCTTCTTCTTGTAGGCATCGGCAGCATTGCCACCTGCCTCCCAGGCACTCACCAGAGCCTCAGCCAAACCGCCAGCCCAACTCTTATAGTCAATACTATACAGGTCTTTGGCCATTTCCTCGGCAAGATACCTAATCTGGTCGTTCAGCTCCTTAATCTGCTGCTCGTAGTCGGCAATCTTACCATCATCAGAGTCTTTCTTATCCTTCTCAGACTCCATCTGATGGGCGGCTTCGTCACGCTGGGCCATCAGATTAGCCTTGTAGGCATCATAATAGCTACGGCTCTGCTGTGCCTCCTGAATCTGGTCGGCAGTCTCTTTGCTGACATAGTTCCTGCGAGAAAGTATCCAGTCATATAGCTCATTCTTGCTGGTGCCATTATCCAAACGGCCCTGTGCAGCAGTAGCTCGATCGTATTTGTCTTTGTACTCAGCAAGTTTGTTCATGGTAGCATCGTCAGCCTTGGCGGTATAGAGACCACCCATCGTATGCTCCAACATCGTTTCCATGTTCTTGACAAGATTCTCCAAGAGTTTCTGACGCTCCTTACTGGCTTGAATCTCCTTCTCAATGGCGGCATCGTGCATGGCGAACAGACTGCCCATAATACTCAGACCGGCAGCGGCAGCGGCTCCGTAAGGACCAAGGCTGCTCAATCCCAAGGCGTTCAGCCCGTTGGCGGCTCCTGCAGCAGCACCAAGGGCATTGTTACCCATCTGGAACAGATTCGACAGGTCTTCATTACCCAAGGCAGCGAAGAGGTCAACCACTGGCTGCATCACATCTTGCAGAGCCTTGAACTTATCACCAATCTTCGATATCGAATCAGCGAAACCGCTTCGGTTACTGCGGATGTCATCCTGTAGGTCATCGGCACTGATGGTCTGACCTTTCTTATAGCCGTAGCGCTTGGCGCTGGCTTCGGTCTGGAATGTATAGTTGCCTTGCCACTGGCCGTTGGCATCCTTACTGAACACGCCTGAATGGAGTAACTGGTTACGATGAGTGCCAAGGCGCACATTCTCGGCCATAGCGGTAAAGGGGTCGCGGTTGGCCTGCTCGTTTCTCAGTTTCTCCAAGGCATCACGAAGTGCTTTCACCTCTTCGACGCTCAGACCGACAGTAAGGGAGAAATTCTCTACCTTCTCTATCATCGACTCAATGGTGCGCATACTCACACGGTCGAGGTCATCGAAAATCTTTACCCAGTTAGAGCCTTCCTTGAACTGCTCAAACTGCAACTTCGACGACTTCTTCTCATGCTCCTTCGTCAAGCCTTTCTCGGCTTCGGCGCGCATCTGTGGGTCACGAATCTCCTTCAACAGAGAGAGTTGATACTGGTAGTTCCTGTTCTCGTCTTCTATCTGCTGTTCGATGGTTCTGTTCTTCTCGATCGTAGAGAGAAGAAGGTCAAGACTCTCCTTCTGCAACTTCACAAGATGCTCCTGGTAGGCAGTGTAGATGACGCTCATCTTCTCGCTGTTCTGGCCGTAGGTGTCATTGAAGGTCTTCTTATCCATAGAGAGGGCAGACTTGGCCTTGCCTGCATCACCGCCCATGGCACTGGTCATCTGCTGAACGAGATAGTCCTTATAGGTCGCACTCTGCATCATCCTGCCGCCAAAGGCAACACTGGCGGCTCCGCGCTGGTCACCTGTCAGTTTATACAACTTCTTATAGGTCTCGTACTGCTCGTTCAAGATACCGAGTTGAGTCTTCAAAGCGTCGTTGACGGAAGTGATGGCAGCAGCCTCTTCCTTCCTGCGCTGGGCCTGAACGTCGGCATTCATGGAGTCGAAGAAATTCCTGCGGTCGCCACTCTTGCCGACACCACCCTTCAAGCGTCTCTGAATCTCTTCCACGCTCTTGGCATAGTCACTCAGGTCACTGAGGTTCCAGCCGAACACAGTCTTGAACTCTGCGTCGTTCTGCAACTTACGCATGGCACCTTCCTTGCCGTACATCTGAGAATACTTCTCGTACTCGCCCCAGAACTTCTTATACAGTTCATACTCCTTCTTCAATGTCTGCAGAGCCTTGTCGGTCTTGTCACCATCTTTATGGCTTCCGTCCTTCTTCATGTCAGAGAAGTCCAAGCCGTTAGCCTTGGCAAAGTCATCCATCTGCCCCTGACTGGCAAGAGCATCCTGCAAGGCTTTCAGCGTGTTATACAACTGCGGGTTGGTGAACTGATACTTGCTTATATCCATGTTCTGAATACCGTCCATCTTGATACCTGCATGGATGGCGATAGGCCCAAGTTTATTGATGGTGGTCTCAGCAGTACCGTAAGCCTTGCGAATCTCTTCCACAATCTGCTCCATGTTCATGCCCATCTTAATCTGAACAGGAGTCTTATCCAACTTAGCCTGCAAGTCCTTGCGCCAGCCAATGAGTACGTCCTGTGCTTCACCAAGGGAAGATTTGACGGAGAACGGAATTTCAACACCATCGCCCAAAGTGCGGTTCATAAGGGAAGTCATTTCACCGCTACCGTCTTCCCACTTGGCAAGTAGTTCTGTTTTGGCTGTCTCATACAGCTTGTCGGCCTTCTTCTTGGTCTCTTCATCCATTTCGGTACCACTGGCAATAGTCTTTGCCAAGGCAGGATCAAGAGTCTTCATTTGGTCGGCAAGTATCTTGGGAAGAGTAGAGCTGGCCGCACCGTTATCCTTGGTCAAAAGATTATCCCAGAACAGATTGGCGAAGTTCCTCATTTCTGCTGAAAACTCGTTGTCACCCATCCACTGAGAGGCAAGCATGTGGAACAGCTGACGTCCTTCCTCTGTAGCAAGGCTTTCGTTCTGCTGCTCTATATACTCTTTGATGTTATCATACATCTCTGTAATCTGATTCTCAAAGGTGCCTCGCGAAGTTTTAATATCGCCAAAATCATCAAAGTCTTCTGACCATTGAATCTTGTATCGAGCCAATCCTGCGCCTCCAAGTTCCCTACCGATGTAACGGGCAACAGCCTCTAAGCTGTTACCGTCCTTAATCATCTGCTTAATGACCCTGCCAACCTCTTGATTATGGTCGTACCACTTCTGAGTGTCAGCGTCTAACTGGTCGTAGGTTTTA